TTTAGCAGCTGCTTTAGCTTGGCGATATTTCCTAGTGGTTTTTTTCGCCATGGTTATCCTTACTTAAGCTTGTTGTTGTTGCCCTTGATACCCTTTGGTGTTGGGGCTTTTGCTACTTGTCCTAGTCCTACGCCTTTGCCACCATTCTTCTTGCCTTGGTGTCCTGGGTGTACTGGAGCCTTTGCAGACTTTCCTTGCTTTCCGAACATTTATTTCTCCTTGTTATGCTGGGATTTGACGAGTTACTCGCCCTGCGAGTACTGGATTACCTGAACCAGTCAGACCTGCTAGCAATTCTTGCATTGCTGGTCTACCTTGTGGCATCTGTGGCATTTCGCCACCCATACCCATAGGTGCTTCTGGTTGCGCCATTTCTGGTGCTTGTGGTGCTTGTGGTGCTGGTTCTGGCTTGAACGCTTTAGCTACCGCATCTTCTAGCGGTGTGCCTTTCTTTCGTTCATCGATAACTGTTGCCATCTTTTCTACAAGTGACATTGGGTCTTGACCTTGCGAAACCATTTGTGGAATCGCAGCAGCAAGAGATGAGATAGATGCTTTAAGTGAATCACGCATCTCCTCAATGTCAATTGCCCGCTCTTCTTCTCCAGCATTGAGCGAAATTGGTAAATTGCGACGTAGCATGCCACGTGAAATCAACTTATCTCCACGAGCTTGAAGACCCCATACCAATGCACGGTTAGGGTCAAGTCCTGCCATCAATCCGTATTCAACTGTTACACCATAATTGCCGTTGATATCGATTGATGGTTTGTATTTTAATTTATATGGCACACCATTTGCGGTGGCTGATACTTCACGAGATACATCCTTGAAGTATGCTTCATCTGTAGCGAACGCAAGTGAGATAGCTTCACCAATTGCTTCACCAAGAATTGATTGAATAACTTTAATTTGTGAATCGAATCCAGCCATAAGTGCCTTGACACCTTGACCAGTAACGATAGAACCTTCTGCTTGTCCTGCACGAGCTTGAGGAAAGCGAGTTCCTAGTTTAAGTTCATCACCTAATACGTTGTTTTCTGCGAACGCGAACTGAGGTACATCCAGATTGACACGACGAATTTTCTCAGGGGAGTTAGAACGAATGACACTGTCAGGACCAACGGCAAGCTGAGTAACATCAGTAGGTAAAGCAAGAGGAGCTTCAACAGACTTCTGAACAGCTTCCATAGTGAGGAGAGCAAGTCGTGCTTTGGCAGCATAAACAGGAAGAACGTCATCAAACGAACCTCTGACTTCGCCGTCGAGAGATGGTCTTTGAGCAACTGCAATTGGAACTCGACCAATTTTGTTTGGCGTTTCGGCAAGTACAACACCTCCACGTTCTGGAATAAACATTACTGACTTGGTCTTATCCATCCAACGAACTACTTCAAGTAATTCGTTTTCATTTGCGCTCTGACCGAATGCGCTTGTTTTTAAAATCTTATCTGCAACTTCTGGGAACTTAGCAGCTAAGTCACCAGCTTTACGGAAATAGGAACGGCAATAAACAATTACTTCACCGAATCTATCTATGTCGTAATAAGCACCCATGGAATTCTCGACATGGATGTGAGGTCTTTTATCTTTAAAGTTGGGTTCTACTCGGAAAGCACAGAATCCGTAGGTTCCCAGCTGGTCTGCGCCACGCAGAAGCTCAGTACCAAGTTTAGATGCAGCAACATAATAGTTGGCTATCTTTGTTCGCTTATCTGCTTTGGTACGCTGTGAATCATCTAATGATGAATCTCCAGCAGCTGTTATGGTAGGTAATACACCTGCCTGCTCAGCAACGTCACGGGCGACAACGTCGATTAAGTTTGCGACGATAGGTCTTGACCATGTTCCTTCTGGGAACAAGCCTTTGAATACTTGGTCGGCATTACCTGCACGGACCAAAGCAACTTCGCGCATGCGCTTATCGCGCTCAGCATTACGAGCTTTTAATTGCTCATAAGCATGTACAAGTTCTCTCATAGACTACAATCTCACTATTCGCTGGGCAGCAGCTAAATCATCTAGGTTAATTATGTACCTATCTTCAATTTGCTTCTGAGGAGTAAATTCATTCTTCAAAAAGTTTGGTACATTCGAAGCGGTTAATAGAACATCACGGGCTACAATCTCACAGAACCAGAGCGCCATAACAGCGTCCATCTTGAGCTTCTTGCCTTGGACTCCTGGTTGCCAAACAACCAATTGTTCTACAAGCTTCTTGATATGTTCATTTCGTGAAGAGTCTGGTAACTCAATCATATTGTCACCAGCATGCTTCAGGTTATTATTATTGCCGTCACGTTTAATAACGGTTCCAAATAATGGAGCCAGAGAAGCTACACCAAACTCTGGGTCTTGTTTATTATTACCTGTGTAGTGTGGGCGGTAGTTAATACCGCGGGTAGATAAGAAGTTTCTAATCTCCTCATCTTGGGTAAGGAAAAGCTGGAAGGCGTTTGATTCAACGATTACCGTATGCGGTTTATACGCATCAGTCCATTCCTTAATCAAAGAGCGAATCGCTGCAGGTGTGGGGCTGCTCATGACGTGAACGTCCATGACATAGCGCTTGTGTGTTCTGCGGTCGACTGCGTAAGCAACTGCTGCTGTGTCACCAGACATAGCAGGGTCAATACCAATAATGCGATAGAAGTTCTGTGCATTATCAGGATGACCCGCAGCGCCTGCAACCAGCGCACCCGCTTTTCTCATTCCATTTACTGCGCCTCTAACGCACAACGGGTCGAAGATTGCATTCTCTGCGATATCGAGGTTCTGGTAAACCAAAGACCATTTGGAAGGACCAGCCTCATTGCGGACCGCTGTTAGACGCGGTCCAGTCCAGCGGTCATAGTAACCATTCTCATCTGGGGTATCATCCTCAGTAAGTGGTTGCTCTGATTTAGCCCAAAGAGTTTTCCAATCCTTTGGGTCTTCTGCGTATTCAAGTACGGCAGGCATGGACAAATATGACCACGGTACGATTCCGTCCGTGTAATGCGCTGGGTTACGAAGCTCTTTGTAAAGGTCGGTAGCAGATACGCGAGTACCAACAACTAGAAGCTGTCCGCCACCAGGTGGAAGACGAGAAGCAACTTCTTGCCTAATCCATTCTTGTTGCTTAGCCCACTCTCCCGCGTTAGAGAGAGTGACCACGTCGTCAAGTACGATTAAGTCGGCGCGAGCGCCGTATACTTGACCGCCCATACCGATAGCTTCAACGGTAGGGTCTTTGGCATCTGATTCGCGGACATCCGCGCCCAGATAAATCTTGTTAGCTGACCATTGGTCAGCGGTTGCTTTGTATCCGTCAGTAGGACCAAAGGCAGCTTGCAGGTCTGCATACCGAGGATGAGTCAGGCGTTGCTTGATAGCATAAAGAAACTTCTTAGCCTGCTCTTGGGTCTTGGAAATTACAATGACGTTGATGTTTGGGTTTTTGACAACGCGGTAGGTAACGTAGTTAATCGTGATGGTCATAGTCTTGGCGTGGTTTGGTGGAACATTTACCAAGAGGCGGGATAAGCCCGCCGACCCTTTTTCGTAGGTCATCGCTGGGTCTAGCCAACGAGGTTCCTTACCTTCCAACATATCGACCACGTTAAGCATGTGGTCCCAAACTTTAGCTCCCAGATACTTCTCAGAGAACTGGGCAAAGTCAGAAAGATTTGACCGAGCTTCATCAGCGAGGTCAGATGTTCTTAACCGAGCGTTATCTATAAAGGCAGCGAAGCCTTGAGCTTCGCGCCGTTGGGTGTCATACCAAGAACGACTTCTACCAACAACCTTTAAGGCATCGGATATGGTACGCCCTTGGCGGACCAAATCAATCAGTTCTTTCCTGGCTTCTTCAGGGGTTAGATTTCTTTCCAAGTCTTCTCCAGTACCTGTAGGGGTCTACAGGGGGATAGACAGAGGTATCCCCACTTTGTTTTTTACCAAGGTAAGGCAGGCAGAAAGCCTGCCGTTTACGGCTTCGTGGAACTCAGCCGTTACACTTATATAGGGGTCTAGAGCGTCGGCGTGTTTCAAGAGCAAAATCAAACTTTTTTTCTTGGTTATATAAAAGTCCTGGTCAGAGCCTAGTTTCTGGTGAAAATATTTTAGCTGATAGTGGGGGGTGGGGTGGGGGGTGGTGTTAAAAACCCGTGGGGTTCGCATACGCGGACACACAAAAAAGGGGCAGAGGTTGCCCCCTGCCCCACAGAAATCATTCAATCGTAGGCGAGAAGCCCCTCCCCCACTGTGATGTGAGGGAGAGGCGAAGCCTGACTATCTATACAAGCGCTCTCACACTATAGCGCGATTCGCTTCAACACTACTCGAAGAGTAGAGGTTACCACGCTGAATTCCGCGACCCCGCGATTCTCCGCGATGTCAAACACTACGCCTACGCGACCCTTACCTAGTGGAACTAGGTCACCAATCTGCGCGAACTGAAGCGGAACTAACTCGCAATCGGGAGCGCAATCAAGAGATGGAATTCCATACTCGTGCTTTGCGTCCTGCACATACGCCTTGAGGTTGACCATCATGTCGTCGTGTGTCCATGCTGTGCTCATTGTGTTGCCTTTCGTGAAAGTCACCGAACCCAGCGTTCAGCGACAAGGAGAATCATCCCACATCCTGCCCCGAATGTCAAATTCAGCCCGACGGCTGAGCGTAAATACGGCGTGTCGTGTTCCCTACACACCATGACACATGACCAGACACATGATGCGACATGACATACGGATGACACACGATACACACGCTACGCGCATCCGCAATTCACAGGCGACACGGATGGGCAATTCACAGGCGATACACGCATCTCAAGATAGCAAAGCGAAGCTTTGCGTAATAGTCCTCGCCGAATCGGAAACTCCGACGGCAGAAAGGTAATGCCATGAGAAAAGTAGCAACCGAAACCCTGAATGGTGTCGTGAAGAATGGCACTGTTCACATCTCCAAAGCAGACGACAAGCGCGTCTTCGCCAAGGTAAGAATCACCACCAACACCGCTAAATCTTCCAAGAAGATTGAGCAAATTCTATCAGCAATGGGGCAATACCCAAACTTTGACAAGGTTCTCGCAGCCGTGCTAAAGGTTGAGCCCAACGCATACCTAACACTCAAGGGAGGAGCAAACTAATGAGCAACGACACAGCATTGTCAATCGTATTGACACTACTTCTAGCCCTGACCTTTATGGTCGGACTGGCTATGGGATACATGCGCCGTGACACAGAGGTTCGTCGCGCAAATCTTTTAGCAGACATAAAGTCTGCTGAAATGAATAGCCACTGGGAAACGGCAATCCGTGACTAGTGAAACCAACCCAAAGGAGGCGGTCATCACCTGCGGTGACTGCCTCCGCCCCCTATCCGAATGCCACCACAAGGAGGAATACCAATGAACCAAACAGCAAATGCTGTAGTTGAATGCCGTTTATGTAACAGCATTACGGAATTCTATTTCGCACAATGGCAACTCGAAGAGTTAGCCAAGCCACGCCGTGAGCGCATGCTCATACAAGACATCTTCCCTGAACTATCTATCGGAGATAGAGAGTTGATTATCTCCAACACTTGTGATACCTGCTGGAAGCAGTTATACGGAACAGAAGAGGAGCAAGCATGAACTACAAAGTAGCAATCAACTGGCAAGAAGACGAGAACTCACCCACTGGCACTATGTATTGGGTCGAGGTAATGAAACTAGATGACTGGAATACAGTCATTGTGGAAGTCAAGCACCACACCTTGAGTGTCGCATGGGGCGATGCTCTCGCAGAACTACAACACAAGGGAGAAATCTAATGAGCCAAGCACACGACTTCGCAGAAGACTGGCTATTGGTCATTGAAAATGACCGAGAGTCATGGACACAACTCGTAGATGATGTCAAGTCTATGAACTGTGACCTAATCGCAACGACCGCATACCTACGCGAAGAGTGGGATGTGTTGATTGACCAGATGGCAAGCGCTGTCGAAGACAGGGTGTCAGAGATAGGCGCTTTACTACTACGCCAAATGCTAGTCACTGGTGACTATGCATTCCAACTCATTGCTAATCATGTGATTAGCAGTATCAAAGAAACGGAGGAACACAATGCCAAAGTATCTAGTCTGGCAAAAGCGTGAGTTCATGTTCTACCAAGAGGTAGAAGCAGACTCAAAAGAAAAAGCAATAGACATCGCCTTCGAAGAAGGCGACTGGGAGCAAGACCAAAACTATGCCGAGCATGAATACACAGTCGAGCTCGTGCCTAGCGAATACCAACCAGAGGTTGACGACCTCATCAAGAATCAGGAGGAATCACATGCCTAATTGGGTATACAACGGAGTTGTAATCACTGGCAACTCGAAGGACATTGCTCTTGTGAAAGAGCAACTAGCACGACCAAGCAAGCAACAACACATTGACTATAAGTCAAACCAAATAGTAGAAACAATCAACGATTCTGTGTTCCAGTTCTGGAACATCATTGCGCCTACAAATCTGGACACATACCATGACAAGCCAGATGTCAAGCAAGACTTGACAAGTGGTGACCATTGGTATAACTGGAATCTTCGTAACTGGGGTGTGAAATGGGATGCAAGTGATGTCTATTTCGCAGAAGAATCGGAAACGCCAGAGTCCCTGTGCTACACATTCTCCACACCATGGGGTGTGCCAACAGATGCACTACTCGAACTGTCTAGGCAATACCCTGACATAACAATCGAGAATGAATGGGAAGAAGAGCAAGGCTATGGCGGAACTCTTGTGTTCCAGAATGGAACAGAGGAAGAAACAGAAGCCTATGATAGCAAGTGCCGTCAGTGTAACGAACTAGACACAATGGAATACTGCGAACCATGCGATGCAAACATCTGCTCGAACTGTAAGTATGCCGAATTCGCACCAGAAGTTATGTGTGAAACACATAAAGAAAAGGAGAAAGTAAATGGGTAACAACATGTCACAAGACCTAGCGGAGAATGTCATTGACATTCGACAGTCAATCGCAATCCAGTTGCAAAGCAATCACTATCCACCTGTTCCACTTTCCATGGTGGAACCATGTATCGAAGCCATCTATGCATGCACTGATGAGGACTGGGACAAGGAGATAGCACTACCAGATGGTGTGACATGGCGTGGCAAGGTGACAGCGCCAGCATCTGCGATAGTCCAAGGTCATCATCTACATGCGTGGCTGT